GATGAAGATGGGTTACAAATCGAAGAAGACGATTATCAAAGAACCCATCGTAACAGCCCTGTCAAGGACGACAAAACGAAGAAGAATCTCCGATGGCCTGTGAGATGCCGCTCATGCGACACAGAGAACAGACGCTACCACAGGATGGTTAAACGCCTGAAGAGAATATATGCTATGTCTGAAGGCATTGGACAATTCCTACCAATAATGAGAATGCCTAAACTAATCACGTTTGCACTGCCGTCGGTAGAGACGATTGAATCCGATAGCAGTTCCGAGATAAAGAAACTCGAAAAGTTACTTCCTAAAGCGAGGTCGCTATTGACCGAGAACGGAGTACTCGGAGGAACCTATGTTATTGAATGCACGACCAGGTTAATTTGGAGTGACCTGGCGTTAGAGGAACAAAGATGGAAGCATCATGCTCATGTTCACATGGTTGCCGTGGCTCCTGGAGTTCATAGATCTAAACTCAAGGATTTCTGTGAGATGTTAATGCCGTTAGGATTGGGACGGATTAATTACAAAGCACCCAAAGGCAAGTGGGTGGAATATCCTGGTACTAGGTTTTACTTGACTGCTGAAAAGCAGGTAGCGAAGTATATTGGAAAGTACCTGGTAAAAGACCAGAGAAGTTCAAGGACATTTGGAGTATTAAGAGGTAGTGAAGAAATCATACCAAGCCATTGCCGCAAGAGTTGTTGTTACACCGAACCCGACAACATCCATGAAAGGTAGCGGGCCGTCGATAGCGGCGAGAGCGACACCAGCGGCAACAGCACGCCCAGTCTTTTGAGTGGCATCTCTAAGAGCCATTGATTGCTCGAATCGAAGATTACCGTTCGAGTCAGTTGTTACTTTGATATTATCATGGAGTAACTGAGCATGTTCCATCCATTCGAGTTTGTGTATATTCATTTTATTCAACCCATTCGTATGTGCAAGCAATACAGATGCAATGTAATATTTGTTGGGTATCAACCCAGTGTTTCCCGATTTCGTCGGAACCACACTTTTCACAAGTCATAACGATCACTTGCGAGATTTAACTGCACCAACACGACGACCGTTCTGGTACTTGTATTTGATTAACGTTCCTTTGCGGAATTTACCGCTTGAAGTCTTCTTCTTGAACGCTTTACCGTAGGTAACTTTGCCTGTAGATTTTCTAGATTTTCGGTTGTTGTAAGCCATTAAAAACACACTCCATTGAGATGTGCCAAGGCTCGGTCCGAGAGTCCTAAGACATGGACCAGGATGGTAAGCGCAATGAGTTCGAGACGATTCTCTTTGAGCAATGAAAGGATTCGGGCACCAGTGACCGAGTCCTTGACTGTGGTTATTGTTTCGGAGGATGCTTCAAGTTCCATATCAAGCACGCTCCGCATAGACACCGTGGTAAGTACCGACGGCAAGGTTGAGAACTAATCGGAATGCAGTTCCGACTCCGTGAGGGTCCACGCAGATAAGTCCGAATGGTGCGCAGAAGCCAGCGGCACGGCCAACACGGCCGACACCCTGCTCTGTACCAATACGAGCAACATGTTGCATGTGGTTACCCGACTCCCCGACATATCCGTTGATGTCGTATGGAGTTCGGTCGTTGTCTTCGAGAAGATTTAGAGCAATGTCGTTGAGTTGTTCTTCAGAACTGAAATCAAAGATATTCATCAACGGGTCAGTGACATCTATCATGTCAGCATTAGGAGAATTATTAGGAGGAATCATTCGGGTTTCAGCATAAGACTTAATCAAACCGATACTATCCCAGTTGTCAGAGTTTCCAACATGGGGACCAATCATGTGTACATGGAACTCATCAGCATCTTGGTCTTGGTCTCCATCATCGTCAGCAGAGACGAATTGAGAATATGCCCACTCATCAGGACTGATGGCAGCCGAAGCGGCATTGATACCGTGCATATATGGAGGAGTTGAGCCTGCATTCAAGTGACGCTGACTCATGTAAACTTTGAAGTCGTGATATTTAGGACGCAAGCCACCTGTCAATGGTGCATCTACCATTGCATTCATTTTTTGGAACAATTGGAAACCTCGGTTCCAAGCGTTCTTAGTGACCCATGTGTCCGGGAGTGTGTGGAGATCCACAACACCCGTTTCGTTGTTGTAGATTTCTACTGAGTTCACATAATAGTAAACTCCTGCACGTGCGAACTTTCGGTTGATGGCAGAAAGTGCCATACCGATATCGACGAATTGTGTTGAACCACCGTCAAACTCGAAACTAAGTCGAGTAGCGGTTGGTGATGTTTTCTTGTATTTCTTTGCCGGAAGATTTGCGCCTGCCATAGAAACACCCTATAATAATAGGTTTATCAAAGTTACTTACTTTTCATAGACTTAAGTCGAGAACGACTTACCCTTGTACATGCACGAAATGCACCCAATGGAAGAGTTGACGATAGCAATAACAAAGTTAAGAGCAGATATAGTTGATTTGCAAGATGCAATACTAACACTAGCAGCCGAGGCGATGAACAAATGATTTGTCCTGAATGTACAACATTCATGGTTTACTCAACAGAACAAGCAAATTTCGTGATACATGACTGCGCATTATGCGGTCATAGATGGGAGGTTTTTGAATGAGTCACACAGAATGGCAAGGCTACTGTGTGATCTGTGATAGGGTCACCAAACACTGGACAATTTATGCCACCCATGTCTCAGAACAGTGCCGGGAGTGCTACCATGGCACTCGAATCCGTAAGTTCACAGGGTGGGAATAATTTTGACCCTTTTAACAAGTAAAGAGGTTCGAAATGTCCCTTGGAATTTCACCTGTAAGGCTTGCTTGCATGTACCATCAAGAACTTTGGATGAAGATGGGTTACAAATCGAAGAAGACGATTATCAAAGAACCCATCGTAACAGCCCTGTCAAGGACGACAAAACGAAGAAGAATCTCCGATGGCCTGTGAGATGCCGCTCATGCGACACA